TGGTTGCCGAGTCGTCCATCTACCGTGACGTGCTGGGGCCGCAATGCAAGTATGACGATACCAGCCGACCGGAGGGACTTGAGAACCAGCGCGTACAGCGGTACATCTTCGTTGACTATGGGACGATCAATCCGTGCGTGTTTCTTGAGGCGTTCGACGATAGCCGGACGGTTTGGCAGGATCGGGAATACTACTGGGATTCAGCGAAAGAGATGCGCCAAAAGACGGATGCGGAGTATGCCGACGACTTCGATGCGTTCGTTGGGTCAGAGAAGCGCGGCCTGATCGTGATTGTTGACCCCTCAGCGGCCTCATTCAAGCTCGAACTGGTACGGCGTGGGTATCAGGTCAAGAACGGGGAGAATGAGGTGCTAGAGGGCATCCGGCGCGTCTCGGCTGCGCTCAACATCGGTCTGTACCGCATCCATGCCAAGAACTGCCCCATGACAATCAAAGAGCTTGAGCAATACGCATGGGATGAAAAGGCGGCGAAGCGTGGGGAAGAGCAACCAATCAAAGACCATGACCACACCCCAGATGCGCTCCGCATGGGCGTTATGAAGGTGATTCCGAAGTATCGGCTGGGCTGAATGCTTGCGTGGTATATTCGTAAGCATGGCGAATGCGAGCAATGGCGGCGTGGCTAGGGCGAAATCGTTGAGCAAGCAGGCACGATCTGCAATCGCAAGCAAGGCGGCATCGGCGCGGTGGGCAAAGAATGATGCGGCTGCGGTGAAGGATATGTACGCGAACCAAGCGGCAAACATAGGGTTTGGCACGTCATCCGCCGTCAACGCCGGCCGGCACATCCCCTTTCGCCTCTCGCTCGATTACCAGAAGCTCGTGTTTATGTATCGCGGAAGCTGGGTAATCCGGGCCGTAGTGGACACGAAGCCGCAAGATCAGAATAAGGCATTCCCCACTCTTCTGACGCAGGTAACGCCAGAGGATATATCAGATTTCAATAGGGTTATTGCCGAGACTTGCACGTTGCAGAAGTTCATTGAAGGGCGCAAGTGGGGGCGTCTATTCGGTGGTGCGCTGGGCGTAATCATCATCGAAGGCGACAATGATCTATCGAAGCCACTCATCCTCGAAAATGTGCAGCCGGACAGTTATAAGGGCATGATCGTGGTTGACCGATGGAGCGGCATGTCTCCGTCGTCCGACCTCATCACCGACCGCAACAGGCCGTCGGATTATGGCTTGCCTGTTTCCTATCAGATTTACACAGAAGCATCTGAATCCATCCTTGTGCATCACTCCCGATGCTTGCGATTCGTCGGGCGTGACCTGCCTTTGTTTGAGCGTCAGATTGAGCAGTATTGGGGGATGAGCGAAATTGAGTGCATCCTGGACGAACTGCAACGCTACGACTTCGGCATGGCGGGAGTTGCCGATCTCATCTCTCGCGCTAACGTTATGGTGTTTCAGAACGATATGCTGAACCAGATGTTGTCGGGCCTGAACCTGACGCAGCAGCAGATGGCCGATTATGCAGCACGGATGCAGGCTGTGTCGGAGACAATCTCTACAAACGGACTGCTTGCGCTGGGCGAGAATGAGCAGCTATTCACGCATCAATACGCATTCGGTGGACTATCCGATGTGATGAAGATGCAGATGACGGCCCTCTGTGGGGCCGCTGGGTATCCATTCTCTCGTCTGTTCGGCGATACGCAGACCGGGCTTGGGCAGTCGAACGAAGGCGACCTGCAAAACTACTACGACACATGCGACCAGGAACGTCGGCAGAAGGATCGTCCGCTGTTTGACAAGCTCATCCCGATTATCTGCATGTCAACATGGGGTGAGGTTCCCGACGATCTGGACTATGCTTTTGCGCCGATCCGCACGATGAACTCGAAAGAGAAGGCAGACCTGGCGAAGGTGCAAAGCGAGTCCATCACCGGCTACTACAACGCCGGACTGCTTGGCCGTCAGACGAGTCTACGAGAAATCAAGACCACATCGCAGGAGACGGGGCTGGGTACAAACGTCACAGACGAGATGATCGAAGCGGCGGACGATGAGGTTCAGGTGCCACTTGAGATCGAGCAGGAAGAGGCCCGCGCTGGTACTGAGGAGTTTGGGGAGGGCAAGAACGGCGTAGAGGTTGAGAAGAAGACGCCGGACAAGGGTGGCACGAAGGATTCATGGTGGAAGCGAGGCAGGTAGATGCCTGACTTCCATCGTCCCCGCCGCATCGAAGACCAATATCGCTATGCGCTCGACAACCTCATGCGGTCATGGCTGCATCTTCCGCGAACGCCAGACCTCGATTCCATTCTTGCGTACCTCAACAACGGGGGCGGCGTAGCGGTCACAGAGGCCGCACAGCGCGTCGCTAGGGGCATGGTGACGGCATTGGCCGTTCAGAACGCGCAGAGTTGGCGTGAGGCCGCTGGGAAGTCAACGCAGGGCAAACGCATCTTCGACCTGCTACGCATGGAGATGGATGGGCCGGTGGGGATTGTCATGCGGGGGATGGTGGCGCGTCATGCTCTGCTTATCCGCACTATGCCCCAGAACATCGCTCAAGACATCGCATCTCAGATTGCCACGCGCCAGATGCGGGGCGAGCGGGCGGAGACGATAGCGGCGAGCATCTATGAGCGCATCCCTGAGATAACGGCAAGCCGGATTGCGATGCTGGCGCGGACGGAGGTGGGCAGCACTGCGACGGCCATCTCACGGGCGCGGTCAGAGAATCTAGGGTTGCCTTGTTATGAGTGGCTGTCGTCTGAGGATGTGCGCGTTCGACCTTCGCATCGCAAGATGGATCACGTCATTGTGCTGTGGAGCGATCCGCCCGCGCCGGAGATGCTGGCACACGTCAAGAGTAAAGCCGGACATTACCACGCGGGGCAGATTTACGGGTGCAGGTGCGACGCCAATGTCATCGTTGACCTAGATCAGGTCGATTGGCCGCACAAGGTATACTCGCGCGGCTCGATCACACGCATGGGACGCGCACGGTTTCTGAAGCTAATCCATCCATGAAAGGATAGCGGGCATAGACCCAGAGCAAGGATGCGGCATCTTCGGGGGCCGTTTTCTTTTGCGCTTGACAGGGGGTACGGTATGCGGTACGGTATGGTAATGGCAGCCCCTGTAAAAATACCGATTGGCCCATTCATAAGTGAGGAGAAATTAACGGGGATGCAAGTATTTTACTTGTGTTCCGCAGTGGGATTAGCAATCCTAATAGGGGTGATTTTAGGGATTGGATTCGGAGATATCGCTTTCAGGAATAGTTTATGAGATGTGTCGGCATCCCCATCACAATCCGCATCGACGAATCCTGCCTCGCCATCGCAACCAAACTTGCGAAGAAACAGGGCACGACGATTCGCGGCTATCTACGCGGAACGCTTGAGACTGCGCTGCGGGGTAACGCGATCTTCGTTCACAACGTAACACCGCAACAGGCCGATGAGCTATCGGCAGAGTTTGAGCGCATCTTTGGCGGCGCGGGAAGAATCACGGAGGCGAAGTGAAGCCCATCCCTTTGCTCATTCTAGGCGACTCTGTGACCTCTACATCTGGAATGGGGCGCATCACGCGCGACCTAGCAACGCGCATCCATGAGACGATGCAAGACACGTTCCGCGTGGCGACAATCGGCTATGGCGGTACAGGATCGTGCAAGCTGGGATTTCAGCAATACTTCATCCATGAGATCAATCAGTGGGTTGTCAAGGAACTCCCCGCCGCGTGGAAGGACTTTGCAGGGGATGAGCATGGCATCCTGCTAGTCATCTGGGATGCAAGTCGGCTGCTATGGCTATCGCATCCAGAGCAATACTGCCAGATTCCGGCCCTGCGCGAGTTCCTAATGAGCAAGCCGTTCGATCTCTGGACATACTCTGCAATCGACGCAGAGGGGCCAAACGGGAAGCTATCGGCTGCGCTCAAACTGGTACTGCAAGGATTCGACCGCGTTCTTGCCTACAGCGAATGGTCTGCGCGGATTGTTGAGCGAACACTGGGAAACAATATCAAGATTGATTCGCTCCCCCACGGCATCGACACATCGGTATTCTATCCACGAATGCGGGACAAGGCACGGCGCAAGTTTGGAGAGATTGTGCTAGGACAGGAGTTCGCGGTCGAAGATGGCAAGTTCCTGATCGGCATTGTGGCGACGAACCAGCCTAGAAAAGACTGGGCAACAGGCATAAAAACCGTAGAAAACCTTACGAAAACCGAAGATACATTGCTCTGGATTCACACCGACACGATGGAGCGAGCGAACGTCTGGTCTATCTCGACGCTGCTGCACGATTACGGCATCAATACGCGAACGATCATCACGCAAGGCAACCTGAGCGATGAGCAGATGGCTTGGGCGTATTCAGCTTGCGACGTTACGTTCGGGATTGGACTCGGCGAGGGATTTGGATTCCCGATCTACGAATCGCTTGCTTGCGGTACGCCCTGCATTCATGGCAGCTACGGCGGGGGTGCTGAATGGTTGCCGGATGAGTTCAAGATTGAGCCACGCGCTTACCGTGCGGAGGGGCAATTTGCATCGCTCCGCCCCGTCTACGACTCATCGCAGTGGGTTGAGGCTGCGCTACGTCTGCGCTGCAAGACAGCGATGCTACCGCCAGAACTGGCATGGTCGAATCTCTGGCCGCGCTGGTCGAAGTGGCTGAAGGA